CTTCCGGGGGGATGGATTCCATTACCGCCGCCTACCAAGAGAAGGCTGCCGGGAACGAGTTGCTGCTTATTGGCTTCAACTACGGACAACGGCATAAGCGAGAACTGGCGTCGCTTGCTTTGCTGGCTGGGGAGTTGCGCGCTGACTACAAGATTATTGACGTAAGCGCGATCCTGGGACAACTTGCGAAGAACTCTTTGACGGGTGCCGAGGTTGAGGTGCCTGACGGTCACTATCGCGAGGAGACCATGCGAAAGACCGTGGTGCCAAATCGTAACGCGATCATGATCTCGCTTGCGGCTGCGATTGCGGTGGAAGAGGGCGCTAGTCGCCTGGTCATCGGCGTCCATGGCGGGGACCACTTTATCTATCCGGACTGCCGACCGCCGTTCGTGCTTTCTATGGCTGGGGCGGTAAACGCTGCTACGGATGGGGCGGTAGAACTCCACGCTCCTTTCCTTCACTTGACGAAGAGCGACATTGCGAGTCTTGGCTACGGGCTAGGCGTTCCCTACCAATGGACTTGGAGTTGCTACAAGGGCGGGGATGACCACTGCGGGACCTGCGGGACCTGCTTTGAGCGTAAAGAGGCGTTCCAGGATGCCGGGGTGCCAGACCCTACGTACTACCTGGTTGAGGGCTTTGGCTGGTACGATGGACCACTAAAGGATGAAGTGCGCGGAGTGTAGTTATCCCGCGCAAGAAGAGGGGAGTCTTATGGCGCTACTTACGCAGAACTCTGAACTGAAAGAAATCGGAGCCTACAACTGGACTATTCCAGCGCTGGGGGTGAAGTTAGACGATGGGCGGGTCGTGCGGACTTGCCCCCAGGCTGGTGCGTGCGCTCGCTTCTGCTACGCCAGAAACGGGACCTACAACTTCCCTACGGCGAAGAAGGCTCACGCTCGCAATCTGAAGATGGTGCTGGACGACCTGGCTGGCTGGAAAGGCGCGATGACGTCGGAACTCTCTAAGAAGAAGTACCGGGGCGGAAAGCACGTGCGGATTCACGACTCTGGGGACTTCTTCTCTGAGGAGTATCTTGAGGCGTGGATGGACATCGCCAGAATCGTTCCCGACGTCACGTTTTATTGCTATACGAAAGAGGTCTCGCTCTTCAAGCGGGTCGTTGACCGTAAATACTGGAGCGTAGGGAAGCAGGACTGGTACCCTATCAAGCCTGCTAACTTCCTATACCTTTTCTCTATGGGCGGTCTTGAGGACCATCTGATTGACGTGGAGAACGACCGCCATGCTGAGGTCTTCCCTACGGCTGAGGCGCTAGAGGCGGCTGGGTACTTCAACCAAGAGGAGTCTGACCTGCTGGCTATCTACGCTCCAACCAATAAGATTGGCATCGTTGCGAATAACATCCCCCACTATAAAAAGAAGCAAGGTGAGTTGACCTTCGGGCAACACCAGGCGGCTAAGTGAGCGGGGAGCGTAATACCAAGCGAACGCCTGAGCGGGTGGAAGCCATTGCGAACGCGCTAAGGGCTGGGAACACCCGTCGTGCTGCTGCGGCTTATGGCGAGATTGACCGAGCCACTTTCTACCGCTGGCTTGACGAAGATGCGACGTTCCGCGACATGGTTGAGAAGGCGGAAGCGGATGCCGAGGTGCGTTTCGTGACGAGGATTGCTACTGCTTCTGAGTCTTCTTGGCAGGCGGCGGCGTTCTGGCTTGAGCGTCGTCGTCGCGAAGAGTGGCAAAAGAGTGATACTCTGGAACTGAAGGGCGACCCTGCGGCTCCGCTCCTAGTCCAGACTGAGGGGGAAGATGCTAGACGAACTCTTGCCGAAACCATCGCTATTCTCGCCGAGGTGGGTGTCATCCCTGGCGGAACCCGACCTGGAACTGCTGAGGGAAGCGTTTACGCCGAGGCTGACGAAGTACGTTCCCCACAAGCCGACGAGCCGCCAGGCGGCGTTCCTACTTCTTGACGACCTAGAATCTCTCTATGGCGGGGCTGCTGGTGGGGGGAAAAGCGACGCCCTGCTAATGGCTGCGCTCCAATACGTAGACCAGCCGAACTACTCCGCGCTTATCCTGAGAAAGTCCTACGCCGACCTTTCCCTTCCCGACGCCATCATGAGCCGTGCGCAGTCTTGGCTTAGCAACTATCCCGAGGTTCGCTGGTCTTCTGAGCGTAAGACGTTCACCTTCCCTAGCGGGGCTACGCTGACGTTCGGCTATCTTGAGTCTGAGCAGGATAAGTACCGCTACCAAGGTGCGGCGTTTCAGTTCATCGCGTTTGACGAGTTGACTCAGTTTACGCGGAGCCAGTATCTCTATCTCTTCTCCCGCTTGCGAAAGGCTTCCACTTCCGGGGTGCCGGTAAGGATTCGCTCTGCTTCCAACCCTGGCGGTATCGGTCACGACTGGGTATACGAGCGCTTTATGCCGAAGATTGGAGAAGACGGCGCGATTGAGGTGCCGCTGGATAACAACCGAAACCCGCGACGCTTTATCCCTGCGCGGCTCCAAGACAACCCCTACCTGGACTACGAAGAGTACGTCCGAGCGCTTTCTGAGTTGGATGCGGTGACCAGGGAACAACTCCTAAACGGGGACTGGAAGGTGAGACCGGTTGGCGGTATCTTCAAGCCGTTCTCTTTCTCCATCTCTGACGAGCGACCAAGCGCTATGCGCCTATGCCGCTACTGGGACATGGCGGCTACTGCTGACGGTGGAGACTGGACCGTGGGGGCGCTTCTAGGGCGGGACTTAGTGACTGGCTATACCTACATCCTGGACATCGTGCGGCTCCAGGGCTCTCCTGCTGCGGTTGAGACGGCGGTAGCGACTACGGCTGGTAGGGATGGGAAGAAGGTGCCGATTCGGATGGAACAAGAGCCTGGGTCTTCTGGGCTAAGCGTGATTGACTACTACTCGCGGCGGATTCTCTACGGCTATGACTTCCGAGGGGTAAAGTCTACGGGGAGTAAGGTCCAGCGCGCTATGCCTATTGCTGCGCAGGCTGAGCGTGGTAATGTGCGACTTCTGCGCGGTGACTGGAACTCGCGCTTTCTTGACGAGGCGTATGCTTTCCCCGAAGGGGTGTACGACGACCAAGTTGACGCGGTTGCTGGTGCGTTTAGCGCTCTGGCTATCTCCAGAGATGCCGCTTCTACTTCTAGCATTGCGAGCCACGAACCTGCTATCATCCGACACGGCGACCTGACGCTGCGAGGGGATCGCTACAAGGACAAGGAGTAATAAGTGCCTGAGGTCATCAACTCCGCTACTGGGCTGCCGAAGCCTGAAGCGCTAGACCAGAAATACTTGCGTTCTATGGCGGACATGGGCGTGAAGCGTCTTGACGACTACGGGATTGCTGAGCGCTATTATCTTGGCGACCAGCAAACGCTACTTACTGATAGGGCGAGGACTTATCTCCAGCGCTCCGGACTTCCCTATAACGAAAACTTCTGCCAGACCGTCGTGGATTCGCTAGGCGACCGCTTGCGTGTCGTAGGGTTGTCGACGCCTGAGTTTCCCGACCTTGCTGGTTGGCTTTGGGAAAGAATCTGGGACAAGAATCGTCTTGACGCTGAGCAGCATCGTTTCCATACCGAGTTGCTGAAGTACGGCGACCTTTTCGTAATGGTTGACTGGGATGCTGAGAAGGCGGCTCCGCGTGTTCGCCTGAACTACCCCGACATGGTGCGCGCCGACTACGAGGACGGCGTTTGCGTGCGAGTCGTGAAGGTATGGGACACGGATAGTCCTTCTCCCGTGAATCCTGCGAACCCGATTACTGGGCGCGGTGCGAACGTGAAGCGGATGAACATCTACCGCTACGACCGGATTGAGCGCTACTACAAGGCTGGAAATGCTGACGGCGACCTATGGGCTCCGTGGATTGAGGACGGGGATACGGTCTTCCCGCTACCGAACTACGCTTTCGACAACCCTGCGCTTCCACGCGGTCTTCCTGCGTTCCACTTCGCCAATACCCGCCAGCGAAACTGCTACGGGATTGCTGAACACCGTGGAGTAATCCCTCAGCAGGACCGCCTGAATAAAGAACTGGTGGACTTGTCGCTCGTCTTGGATACACTGGGCTTCCCGCAACGCTACGCTGCTGGCATTGCCGCTGGATCATTGCTTCGCTCCGTTCCTGGCGAGGTCTGGTCTTCTGAGGACCCTAACGTTTCGTTTGGGCAGTTCCCTGCTGCTGACCCTGCTGGGCTTATCTCGGCGATTGAGTCCACGCTTTCCCGTATTGCTGCGCGTTCCCGAACCCCCGCCCACTTGCTTCTGCTCTCGGGTGGAGTTCCTTCTGGTGAGTCGCTGAAGACTGCAGAAAGCGGTCTGGTTGCGAAGGCGAAGGCTCGTCAGTACGAGTGGGGAGAAGCCTGGGCTGGCGTTATCCGCTACGCCGCTCTCTTGGCGCTTGAGTTTGGGGCTCCGGGTGACGGCTTCCCGATTACTCGCGAGGCGCTTCTGGATACGCCAATCAACGTTGAGTGGGCTGACGCGGTATCTCGTAACGAGAAGGAGCATCTTGAGACTTTGACGATGATGAGCGCGCTGGGCGTATCGCAAAGGACCTTGCTCTCCAAACTTGAGGGCATTGACCCTATGACCGAGGTGGGGAATAACGCCGAAGAACTAGAAGGCGCTCAGGGCGCGCTTAGCACCGCTCTGGACCGGGGTGGCGCTGGTCTGGCATAACCGATGCCACAAATCCTTGACGTCGGGGAAGAACTACGACGCCAACTTGCTGCGTCTGACCGTCGTGCGCAAGCGTACATCCGGGATGGCTTGGCGAAGGTGCTTGCCGCTGCGCAAGGGGAGAGTAAGCGTTACGCCGACCAGTTGGCTGGCGGGAGAGTCACGAACCATGCGCTCTTCCAGGA